AACTAGAAGAACGATTAAATCCTATTATGTTTAATACTTTAAAGACTACACTGCGTACAGCCAGTGCAGCCTTAGACACAATACATAATAAAATAGAAGCAGATTTAAACGGTAGAATACAATAAGGTATAGATTTTTAAAGGTTCTGATTTACCTTTCACAGGTATAGGTTTTAAAACTTTAAAAACATTTGAGCACTTAACTGTAGTCACTTGAGTAATCAATAGATCATGTCCTGCTTCCTTACAAGCTGATTCAGTTCTAGCTGCAGTATTAACTGCATCACCTATAGCTGTATAATCAAAACGTGATTCACTGCCCATGTTACCTATGACAGCTTCACCACTGTGAATTCCAATGCCTATAGCAATAGGATCAATTCCTTGAGCTATTAATTCTTCATTTAAAGTTATCATTCCTTCTTGAATATCTATCGCACAATCTACTGCTTTTTGTTCGTGCCCTTCCAAGTCTAAGGGTGCTCCGAAGATAGCCATCATTGCATCACCAATATATTTATCTACCATACCCCCATGTTTCTGAACAGCTTTCTGTTGTACAGTTAATGTTTTGTTCATAACATAAGTTACATCTTGAGGATCAAGCTTCTCTGACATAGCTGTGAACCCTCTGACATCTGTAAATAAAAAAGTACAGTACCTTTTTTCTCCACCTAGTTTTAAAAGTTCCGGATTGTCCTGCAATCTTTTTACTTGAGCAGGGTCTAAGTAATGTTCAAATTGTTTTTTAATTTGTTGACGAAGTTTAAACTGTGTTCTATAATTTAGATAGAAAGCTACACTTGCAGTTACAAACTGAGAGATCAAAGACCACGACACATCTATTAAGATTCCACGTTGAATTAAGTAGTATCCAGAAAACGCTGTTAGAGCTCCGATAGTTCCTGCTAATACCAGTCCAAGGGTAATACCAAATACGTTTAACACAAGCCAAATACAAGCGACTGAGAGTGAAAATATAAGCATCTCTACAGCTAAACTATAATCAGGTACGTATGGACTGTTTTGAATTAAAATTGACTCGGCTAATGCAGCTTGAATTTTGTGTGGTTCTAGTAATCCAACCGGTGTACTTAGCTGTGGCATGACACCATTAGCTGTAACTCCTACAATAACAAACTTATCTTTTACATCCATCGTTTGTAAAGTTGTTGAAGGTGTATCAACCCAACTAATCCATTTACGACCTAGTGAATCTACAGGTACAGAAGGTAAACCCCTAACCCGTATTTCTTCTAATCCATTCTCATTTGTTTTAATTACATAGGTATCAGCACCTGCCAAAACTTTTAAGACTTGTGTACCGAACGATGCTACCCAACCATCAGGAGTTCTCATAAGTAATGGAAGTCTACGTACTAAACCATCTACATCTATTGGAGCAGATGCAATTCCTTGAGTTGCTTTAGACTTTAATAAGTCTAGATTTTCTACGACACCTGATAATTCATATCCACCTATATCATCTCCTAATATAACTGTTCCTTCTGTCTTAGGAAACTTATTATTGTTGTATTCAAACATAGATAATATACTTGGATATAATCCTAATACATTTGCAAACTCTTCATCTCCTCCAAATCTATCAGGCTCACTAAAAGATATAACATAACCTACTCCTCGTGCCCCTTTATGTAATAGCTCCATATGTATCTCAGCTAACCTTTGACGAGGTAACGGGTAACCACCTTCTGTTTGTATATCCTCTTCAGTTATGTCAAGTGTTGTAAAGTATCCTGAACCTAACTGCTCTGGAATTAACGCATCAAAAGTTTTTAACTTTAATACTTCTAGAGGTAACATATTAAACACAAGAGGAATACTTAGTAAGATTGTAAGTCCTAACCATTGTAATGTTTTTATCATGATCCTTGCCTTATCTTTATTGTTGATGAACCACCACCATTTACTTTAATGGTGTGAGATACTCCGTCTTGTATTAAGATCAGAGTAAAACTTTCATCACTTCCTGTATCTAATCTAAACGAACTCTCGACATTTCTACGTAGACTAACTGTCTGACCTTGTACTATAGTAGTAATCTGTGTGTCTGCATCTTGTCCAATCTGTGTACCTACTAACGTAAATCCTGACACATCTTTTAGTTTGTCTTCGTCTTCATTTACTTTTAATACATCTAAGACATCGAGTAAGTCTTCAAGAAAATTTACATCTAAATAGTTTATATCTAATTCTGTAAACTCTAACTCTGCTTCTGCATCTAAGAAGTCTTCGTTTAAATAATCTATATCTAAGTCATTAAAGTCTAAAAAACTTGACGAGGATGTAGCAGATACATCTTGAGAAAACTTTGGGTCTTCTTTAGGCGGAGTAACAATAAGCATGTTATCTATCAAGTCTAATGTAAGATCAAGTATAACCGGTTTACTTGGCGAGTTTTCAAAGACTGATACGCTTGTAGCTTGGAAAGGTTTGTTAAGTACAACAGTACCTGTGGCTGTAGACACAAGTATCTCACCACTAGATAACCCTTCTTCATCGGGTAAAAGGATTATTAAAGACCTGCCGAGTTCGTCTACAGTACAGGTAAAATCTGTACCACGAATTGCAATGTTTGCTGTTGGTGTTGAGAGATTAATATTTTCTTTATTAATCTTACCAAGACTACTAGTAACGAAACGTATTGTGCCACTAGCAAATTGTAGAGCCATCTTAGATTTAGATGGGTCTGGATCGTAGATGTATTCGTCTATAATTAACTGAGAATGTTCTGTCAATCTAACTTGACTATCATCTAGAAATGTAATGCCTAATCGTCCATTAGACGTTTGTACATTATCGTAACTGTCTATATCAAAAGCTAGGGTAGCATTGTAAGCATCATCTCTTACAACTCTACCCGAACCTTCTAGTTCTGTTATGCTTCCTATATCAGCAAGAAGTGGACAAGCCACCATCAGACTGAACCACACAGACTGTCCCGTTACTACCTGTCGAATTGATTCTAAGCCAGTCATTATCTAATGTACTCTGTTGTTCAATATTAAATGTTCTTGAGCTACCTGTTTGGTCTAGGTAAAAGTATCCTCCGGCATAACCATCACCATCGAAAGTTACGCTGTTTGAATCACCATCTATATCTACATAGCTTGTACCTGAATCATAATCAATATCAAAGTCTAGTGTATTACTATCCCCTTGTATTATCCAATCTAAATCAGTTGTACTTGCCATAGCTACAGTTGCTAAGTCTAAAGTAAACGTATTACTTGTTCCTGTTACATCTACATTTAAGTTTGAACTATCAGCCCCATATGTATTTGATGGATCAACCTGTATATTAAACGTGTTACTATCTCCATCAAATTCAAAGAAGCCTGTCAAACTATCAGCCAGAATATCTCCAAGAAATTTATTTGAGTCACCTATTTGATTTACGTCTAGTGTCATTCCTGTACCATCTAAATCTAAAGGAGTCATTGTTCCTGCAACTGCATTAGTACCACCAATGATGTTACCTGAACCTAACTGCTCTAAATCTATATTGGCTGTAGCTCCTGACTGGTCAACGTATATTTCGTTGTCAGCCCCGAATGCCCACGCACTCGCCACAATCAATAAGCTCAATATTATTTTTTTCATATGCCCAATACCCTCTATCTATGCCTGTTTCTATTATATTTAAAACACCTGCTTCTACTGCTCTTTGCAAAGCTATAGATACAGATTCGTTTTCTGTAAACCCTCCTTCAACTTCGACAAGTTCAGTTCCAAGTTCTATGAACCTAAATATGTCTTGTGACAAACCTACAGATAAAATACTTTTAGAAACTAGTACTTCAACTAGTACTTCACCTGTGCTTACAGAAACTAATCGTAGGGAGATACTGACTGTATCTTCTCGGTACTGTTTACTTGTACCTATGCCTAAATATCTTGCACCTAATCCACCACTACGTAGATTTGTATCGTAACTAATTACTCCACCCTGTACTAACAAACCTGCAAAGAGTAATGGTTTTAATTTATTATCCTCTTTGAATTCTTTTCTTGTAGTTCTTATGAGTTGTCTTTCTTTTGTAAGATCATCCAGTCCTACTCGTTCTACAACTTTAAAGAACTCACCATTAGCAGCATGCTTAAAAGCCCTGATTAGAAAAGCTTCAGGGGCTTGTGTAATAGCTGTACTAAATAAAGCAAACTCACTATTACTCTTACGTTGCCCTGTCAAGTCTTTAAAACTATTAGGGTATACAGCAATGGTTGGTTTATTTAAAGCTGCCGGTAAATCTTTTAATTCTTTTGACTGTAAGTCTAATACAGAGGATTCTTTAATAACTATATTTGGAATACCACCCGTAGTTAATAATGAATCATAATTTAGTGCACAACTAGAAAGTAAAAGACCCAATAGGCAAAGTAATAATTGTTTCATTCCCTTCTGCATCTGTTATTTTTAAAGTTATATATTCCCCGTCTGATTCGTATTCAATTGTGTTGCCTTCGAGTTCTACTTGTCCTGAGTCAGAAGGATTCTCTCCAAATAAATTTTCTACTAACTGTCTTGAAAGCTGTGCATAGATACGTGACTCTAAGTTTCTAATAAATCTAGCAAGAGTTGTGTTCTTTGCTTCTCTTGCAAGCTCATCTTTATAGGCTTCTATTTCTGCTTTGACTGCTTCTTTTCTATTAAACTCTTGATTTTCTATTGTAAGATAATGAGAGCTTGTGTTGTTACCTGAAAAACTAGGGTTCTTAAACTTGTGTACCATTTGGTCTGCAGATAAAACATTAATAAAAAACATAAAGATTACTACTAAACTTAAAGCTACTATTTGCATAACAGACATAATAGCTACATGTGTTAATGGATGTGTGTCTTCAACCTTAATCTTTCCTTTGGTCATTTCTATCTGCTTTAGCAATCTTGTTACTGTCTATAAGTTGAGGAACTCCTAGTATAGTTTTAATCAGGGTATCTTGTCTTATAATTTCGTTGTCTAAGCTACGTACTCTATCTATAAGAGCAACTAGAATACCATGTTGTGCATCTAGTTTAGTACCTAATCGTAATTCCATTTGTTCTATTTGGTCAGCTACTTTGTCATCTAGTACATCTAACTTAGTCTCCATACCATCAATAATTCTATTGATAAGTTTCCAAATAAAGAAACCTAAACCTAATGCAGCAGCTATTGGAAAACCAACTTCATTAATAAATTGAATTGCTTGTTCCATATTTTGAGGTGCAACTTCCCTGTGAAGCTAACAATAGCGTTCTTTAAAATCCTTCTTAAGTTTTAGTAGTGGTTAAAAAAAGTAGTAGTATCCCGAAACTACTAAATATATCCAACCAACAATACATACAACGCAGACACTATCGGTCACTGCTTTCAGTTGATTTACACTCCTGTTTAAATTCGTTCCATCTAAGGAACTCTCTGGTTTCTAAATCCCAAAACAATCCTTTATAACAATTATCTTGAGAGTCTTCTTCTTCGTTTGTTAGCCCGAACCAATTCCATCGTCCGTCTGCTATAACGTCTTTTATTTTCTGTTTCATTAATCTTGTTTATTTGATGCTCCAAAATAGAAGCTAACAATAGCTGATGCTAACCCACCTAAATAACCTAACACTAAATTTATTAATGCTTCGGAGTTTTGTTCAGGAGGTTGGAGTGTTACTAAAAATATGTAACCCATAAAACCACCCACAACAATAATTCCCATGATACGAGCTGTCCAGTCTTTACTAAACTTTCCTCTAGCATCTTGTATATCTGCTGTCTCAAGTTTAAATACATCTACATCAAGCTCTTTCATCTTAACTTCAAATTCTTGTTCAACTTTTTTAAGCTCAAGCATTTGTTCAGGTGTAGCTTCTTGTATAGCCTTTTCAATCGCTTTAGGATTGTTAGGGACTCCAAGTACATCTGCTATCATATTAGCAGCCATACCGCCCATAGGACCGCCTAGTGCAGTACCTATTGTAGGAGCAACAGCACCTACTAGACTTTTTAACATATCTTTCATTCTTCGTCCTTATATATTTCTGCCATGAGGTCTTCAAACATATCTCTAAAGTTGTCTAAAGACATAAAAGGCATATCTTGCTTTACTTGGTGGATGCAATACTGTCTATAGCATGCTTCGAGTTGGTCTTCTAGATATAGAATCATATTACATTATACAGTGGTTATTAAGGTTTGTCAAGCTACTTAAATAATTTTTCAATAGCTATTTTAAAATCTTCTACTCTAACAGGAGTTTGTTCTTTCCATTTGGACTGTCCCTCTTTTCCTTTTCCGGTAGAAATTTGATTTATTGCTTCTGAGTAATTTTTATCTTTCAAAGCTTGATAAGCACTTGGAAACTTTTTATTCCACTGAGTTCCTAATTGAAAATTAACGGACCCTAGAGCCTCAATAAACCTACCATCAGTAATACCTAATTCTGAAGCTTGTTTAACAGCAGCATTAACAGCTCTTTCTGAATCTTTTTTTAACCATGTTTTAATTGTATCTGAAGAAACTTTATCGCCTATGTTATATTGTTCGTTTTCTTTTGAGCTCAATAAATGACCTACTCCTGCGGTAGGTTTATTTAACGTATCATAATATACATCGTCTCTGTAGCCTTCTCTTTCTTGTAAATGTTTTAAAAATCTTGGGAAATTAAATTCTGATAAATCTCCACCTTCACGAAAACCAAGCCTAGTCATTTCTTCTTGATAGGGTTCTCCAGTAAATTTATTTATTCGTTCTGCCGGGTCTTCTTTTGTAAAAGGTACTTTG